AACTACAACGTATACGGGGAAACTCTTTTAGACAGAAGATTTAAAAATAGGATAAGATTACATGAAAATCTAGATAAAAAAGAATCCGTTGTTCCCTTCGTACATGAGTTATTGCATTTGAACCAAATACATTTAGGTCGGTTAGTGGGAAGACGCAATGGGTGTTTTGTTTTTGATAAAAGGATTTATCATGTATCAAAAAATCCAACAATGGAAGAATGGAAAAATATGCCCTGGGAGATAGATGTGGCCAACAAAGAAAAAAAACTTTTAGAGAGTGTGTTGGGAAAAATTTGATAAATTTATTGGAATTTTACGGTTGACAATAAATCCAGCATAGCATATAATGCATTCATGCTGAAGATTCAACGTAAGCGCAGGTCTGACAGGAATCATGTCATTTACTACGTTCAAAACGTGGTTACGCATGAATTCTACATTGGTCTTACTGCACTTTGCTATAATGGCAACGTGCGTAAAACCCTTACTCGGCGTATGCAAAAGCATCTTCAACGTGCCTTGACTGAAGATAAGAATTGGAGTCTTAGTCTTGCTTTGCGTACTGATGGACCCGAAGCTTTTGTGTTTGGTCCTCTGGAAGTGGTTCGCGGTAAGGCTGCTGCTCATGCGTTGGAAACTCAGTTGATCAAAGAACATAACCCTGCACTTAATACTTTCAAATGAATAACTTTATACAGAATGTAAGCAAGATTGATATTTCACGGGGACATCATTTTGATGCCGGTGAAAACTCTATGTTGATCCAAATCATGGATCCAGGTGAAGATTTCCCTATTCCATTGTACAACTTCAAAGAGACTCATAAGTTTGAATTTCTTGACATTGAAGATGACGGCAAGACTAACATGGGTGATGGCTCAATGTCACTGATGGGTGAGTTTGCTATTACCGACGAACAGGCAAAAGAAATTGCCAGCCTATTGAAGCATGCCAAAGAAAACAATATGAATGTGATCGCACATTGTCATGCGGGAGTATTTCGTAGTGGTGCTGTAACAGAAGTCGGCATCATGTTGGGCTTCAACGACACTGAAACTTTTCGCTGCCCAAACAGGCTTGTAAAGAAAAAGTTGTTGAAGGCTTTGGGTATGCCGCACTCTAATAAAGAGCCATTGACAATTAATGGAAAACCCACTACAATGTCTGAAAACGAAATTTTGATTGCATCAATAAAGAATTAATCATGCCAACTTGCTATCAATTGATTGGAGTGCCCGGTTCAGGTAAGTCCACTTGGATTAAGAACCAACCTTGGGCTAAGGATGCTGTAGTTGTCAGTACCGACAACCATGTTGAAGACTATGCTGAAAAAATGGGTAAAACCTACAGTGAGGTGTTTGACAAATATATGCCAACTGCTGTACAATTGATGACAGACGATGTAATCAATGCACGTAAAAACAATTTGGACATTATCTGGGATCAAACATCAACTACCGTTGCAAGTCGTAAACGCAAGTTCAAGATGTTGCCCAACTATAAGCATATTGCTGTAGTGTTTACTACTCCAAATGCTGAAGAACTTAAAAAGCGTTTGGGAAGTAGACCGGGCAAAACTATCCCTGATCATGTTATCCGTAGTATGATAAATAATTTTGAAATGCCTACTAAGGCTGAAGGTTTTAGTGATATCATCATTGTTTAACGGAGAGAAAAATGAATAAATTTCTACCTTGTGTTTTGTTTTTTGTTGCTGTTAGTGCTAATGCTCATGATCCTTATTTTTCAAGGAATGATGTTGCCACTGTTGTAAGTGCCACTCCTAGGTTTCAGACTATTTTTCAACGCCAATGTCAACGAGAACGATTCTATTCTGACAATAGTACGTTGGGTACAGTAATCGGCGGTGTTGCCGGTGGCATCATTGGTAACCAAGTTGGTAATGGTTCTGGTAGAGATGTTGCTACAGTTTTGGGTGCTGTAGTAGGTGCTGGAGTTGGCAATCGCATTGGTCACGATCAACGAAATGAAGAATATCGTGAAGTATGCAAAGAAGTTCCCGTTACAGTTCAACGCGGTGAAACAGTGATCTTTGATTATAAAGGTCGTAGATTTACAATGGTTTTTGATTGATATTGAAGAGGTAATATGAAAGAAAAAACTGAAATGGTTCTTGTAGAAACTGTATCAATGTTTCGTATTAGGTATGTAATTGAAGTACCTGCTGGGCACAGTGATTATGCACTTGATACTGTAACCATGCAAGAAGGAAAAGAGTTTTCGCAAAAACACCTTGATGAAACGATTGTTTCTCATCGTGTCATTGATGAAAAGGAAATTTTAGAGTTGTGCGATAATGACAATTCGTATACAATTTCTTGGAATAAAGAACAAAAAGTAAAAACATTCGTAACCACTATTGAAGATCAACAGGCTTATAATCTCAAGGGTTAATAATGAACAAGTACACAATTGGGTTCAAGATTCCTCGTCAATCTAACCGTGCAAACCACGACCAAAGTTTTGATGATAATCCCGATAAGTCAAAGTATGTCAAACCCAAGAATTCATACAAGCGTAAGCCCAAGTATGTAAACAAGATTGACAATTGGCAGTAAAATGAAGAAAGAGCGTACCCCTCAGAAACCAAAAAGCATCTTTTCTAAAAAAGAAAAGTTTGTTGATGAAGATAAGTTGTTTGATAAAAAGCTTCAAAAGACTCAATTCAAACGTCGCCCAAAGCATAAAAACAATTCATCTTGGGACGTGTCATACGATTAAAAATGGAATCAACGGTCCAAATACTAACATATAGTTTAATTCCTGGAACACTGAATTCAATTTTTTTCAATGTGTTCGGTTTCAATCTATATTGTCTTGCAATTTTTGCAATTACGTCCGTCATATTTTACACATATGCGATTTACTTAAAATTTGAACGTTGAGGGGGTATAGCAACATATGGTCAACTATTAAAAATAATCATGAAAAAAATGTTTAATAAAGTAAAAGGTTATGTCTATAACAAAGATTTGATGTTTTGGCATAACGTTTCAAACAGTTTGTTTTTGTTGGTAGTTTTGTTTCAACTAATTTAGGAGTAAAAATTATGCATAGCTATTGGGCTCTTGTCCGTAACAGTGGTGGTGGTTATTATCGTGTGGTAGTTCAGGCTGATAATGGGTATAACGCATATCAAATGCTGATTGCTCAATATGGTCGTGAAAACCTCATTTCCGAATCCGCTGCTTACATTCCCGAATAATTCAACTTTAGGTTGAAATTATTTTCAAACCGTGTTATAATAAGTTTTTCAACTCATCAAAGGAAATTTATCATGTCAAATACTTACAAAGTTGCAGGTATTACTGTTCATAACGGAGTCAGTAAGGTTCGCTTTACTGATGATATGATTCGTAGGATTAAGCAATTCACGAAGGGTGGAGCTACCCGTTGTGAGTTCATTGAACTTCCCAGTGAAATGACAAAGATGGAAGCTCTTGAATATCTCAAGAATCATCAACTATTCCAATCAGCCGAAGATCAGGCAACGATCAATGATGCGATCATTGATCGTCAAGAGAAGACTCCCAAGCGTGAACCGAAGCCTAAGAGTGAAGTAAAGGTCAAGAAGACCAAGCAAGATGTAAAGCCAAGTCTTGACACTATCAAGGCTAAGGCAAAGTCAAAGAAGGAATCAGTATCCGCTGAACAGATTCTTGACGAAATCAAAGAAGAAGTAAGTGATAACTAAACCAGAACGAAGGGAATTCAACCCTTCTGATCTAAAGGATGTGCAAGAGCTACGTTATTTCATGAAAAATAACAAGTGGAAAACCTCATGTCCTTTTGAAGTCAAACTTCCTTATGTTGATGCCCCTGCAATGTGCAAGGACAAATACATAAAATTTGTTTTGAAGATTAAGTAAAAAGGCCCGAAAGGGCCTTTTATGCCAATGCGACTCCGTTATTTCCTATAACGAACCATTTGCTCGCAATATATTGCATTATACAAGCATCACCTACATCAGCAAAAGTAAGCGTACCTGCACCGCCCCAAGCGGCGTTGGTAACTGTGATTACCATGTTACCACCACCATCTGCTACCATCATAAATGTTTTGATTTGACCATTAGTGCCTGCTGCTAATGTTGCAGTTTCACCTGTAGCACCAGTTGAGAAATAACTTGCAGATTTTGCGAGATTGGCAGCAGCGCCGTTAGCTAAATCTTCACTGCTACTTAAATATAATGATCCTGTTACATCTACGTTAGCAGGTAGATCAACGGTGATAGTTCCTGCACCTGTGATAGCACTTCCGGTAACGTCTAAAGTAGTACTGGTAATGTTAACACTGGTAACAGTACCGCCTGTTAAAAATGTAGAGATGGTAACGTTGCCATTACTGCCACTTAAGGACACTCCTGAGCCTGCTGTCAGTCTGGTAACACCTGTGTTTGTAATGGTTATTGTTCCATTTGTGGTAATTGGGCTACCACTTACTTGTATACCTGTACCTGGACTTACTGCAACACTTGTTACCGTACCAACAGAACTTGCATTTGCTATTCCTGTGACTCTACCATACGCATCAACGGTAACAGTGGGATAGGTGTATGTACCCGCACTTATTCCAGTAGTTGCTAAATCTATTGTAATATTACCTGAACTTACTACTGGTGTGCCGGTAGTTACCAATCTGGTATTACTTACAGGGGTAACACCTATGCTTGTGACTGTACCTGAGCCACCGCCTCCGCCAGTTGAGCTAATGGTAACATTTCCGTTAGCTTGGTTTACAGTGATATTAGTACCTGCAATAATATTGGTAACACCACTATTTAAAATATCAACTGTACCTGCAATACTATTACTTGTGACAGTTATTCCAGTGTTGCCATTGAATGTATTATATGGACTAGCATTAGTGAAAAGTGTGTTGAAATTAGTTTTAGTTTTGTTAAATGCGGTATATAGGGTATCACTACCTGCTGATTCATTAGGTAGTCCTATATTGATAATTTGTTGTCCAGTTATTGCCATACTTAATCCTCTTCGTAATCGTTATAAGTATTTATGCTAAAACTACTACCACAACCACAAGTGCTTTCAACATTCGGGTTTTCAATTGTAAAATTAGAACCCATCAATGTTTCTTTATAATCAATAGCTGATCCTGACAAGTATTGCATACTCATTGCATCTACTACGACACTAAATTTATCGACCTTAAATTCAAAGTCATCTTCGTTTTTAGATTCATCCATTGAAAACCCATAACTGAATCCTGCGCATCCTCCGCCTTGAACAAATACTCTTAAATTTACATTGTTTTCTTCTTCTACAAGAATATCAAAGATTTTCGTTTTTGCTTTTTCTGTAATTGTAATCATTTTTTATTGTTTCCTGAACCACGTAAGTAGTCTTGGTAATTTTCGTGACGATCTTCAAGTCCACGTAAACCTGAGTTTATCTTTTTTGTTACCTGTGTTGTATTTTGAAAATCATCAACATTTGGACGAACACGATTTTTCCAAAACAACAATGCTATTTCTGCTGCTGTATCTGGATGTTGTGCTAGTTCTGGTTTATTGACAAGATCAATACCTAGTGCTTTACTTGCCTTTGTATAGTTGTATCTACCTGTAAGTTGTATATACCCTCTGCCTTTATATCTGGCGCCGTCACCTATTTTGGTATTGCCTAATATCTTTGCCTTTTTAGGTGCAAATTTAGGATCATATTTTCTGAAATCTAAACTTCCACCATATTCAACTAAGCTATTCCAATCATTTGTTTCATGAGCGCATTGTGCCATGAATTGTGCAAGTTCATCACCTGATAAGCCTGCTTTTACTGCATGAGTATATAGAATTTTTTCTAGGGGTTTCTGTGTAATGGGTTTAATTGTTTTTTGTTGTGCTTGTGCTGTAGGTTGTGGTTGTTGAGTTGTTTGAGTTGGTTGTTTGACATAGTTATAACCACCTAAAGCCATAGCACCAGCTGCTCCTGCCGCTGCTAATTTTTCTTTCCAACCTTCTTCTAAACCTCCACCGTCTCCTCCCTCACCGGAATCAACTG